AAATCTTGAATATTTACCATTCGATAATAATTTTGCAAATTATAGCGAATTAAATTAAATTATAAAACATCATTCCATATATAGCAACAAACAATAATATTATTTTTATTATATAATTATATGAATCTAATATAACTGATATATTATCAGGTATTTTAGTTATTAATGTATCATATATATATGGATTTGTAATTATAGCCATTACTATACATATAATGAATGCTTTCGTTATTAATTCATTATCAATATAACATTTAGTGATTTTTTGAGGTTGTAGTTGCGGTTGTGGCTGTGGTGATGGTCTATATTGTGGTTGAAATTGTTGTTGAGGTGTATCATGAATATTATATTTGGGTTTTTGTTGCATTAATAATTCTTGTTCGAATTCATCTAATACATTTTTAACTATAGGATCAGACAGATCATCATTATTCGAAACATTAGCGGGAGATTTCATAGGTATTTTATCAAGCGATGTAATCATATTATTTTGTTGTTGTTGCATATTTATATATATAGAGCATATATATAAATATTACTTTTACGCAAACACTTTATCGAAAAAACTTTTTTCTTCAATTTGATTTGAAGGTTTAATTGTTCCGTCATAAGCACCTACTGGATTTTTATTACACGATACATTCACCATGCGATATTTATAACATGTATCTTCTAATTTAAATATCTTATTATCAATATCATCATATTTAGGTGCAAAATATAAAATGCAATTTTCTTTGCATACACGATTAAATAATAATGCTAATGACAATCCAAATAATGAACTTATTATTAATTGCCCCACACTACTATAAAATAATCTATCGATCATATTACGAGTATCTATCATATTATCTATTTTAAGCGTATTTTTTTTAAATTAATGGTTGATTTATCGCATTATCCGTACATTTAACTTCTTCTACTGAATATTTATAACAAACATCATTATCATTTTTATATATAATTTTATTTGCATTATAGGGAGTTGGATACTTAATAACTATTTTAGGTTTTGGTGCTGCAATATATACATAAAACATTCCAAATGCAAATGCAATAATAAACGCAAAAAAATTAAATTTAAATACTCTTTCTACCATTTGTTTCTTCTAATAAATAATAAATATATTCTTATAGGAAGTTATAATGAATGAAATATCAATTGCAATAATAACCATAAGTATTATTATTATTATCATTATTACATTAAAATTTTTAGGTAAAATAGAATTTAAATCACAAGCTAATTTTTTTATTGGAATTTTTTATTTTATTTATTGGGTAATTTATAAATCATTATTATTAATTTACAAAAATTTATATTATATTATAGTATTTGGATTAATTGTCGCATTTTTTTTAACAATATCGACATATATACCAATAATTAGTAATATAACTAATGCTATAAAAAAATTATTAATATTTATAATTACTCCAATATTGAATTTGGTTTTAGCTATTGGAAGTATATTTACAAATATAGTACAATTTCCATTTGTGATATATGAAAATTTTAAAGTTTTTTTTGATGCATTAAAAATAATAATAATAAAAACAATAAGTTTTATAAATTTTGTTTCAGGATTTTTATTTTATGAATTTTCAGCAACTGATGATGATCTTCTATAATAATTTTTATGGAATGTATAAATATCTGGTATTTCTGCATAATCTGGTGCTTTTAATGCTAATAAATCATATAAATCTTTTATATTTTTAGTTGAATACCATTTATTATATAATTCTAAACGTTGTTTTACATATTCATCATAATTTATATTATTTAATAATCGAGGTTTATTATATTTAATATCATATTCATCTATAAGCATTAATTCTAATCTTTTTTTATCATTATTATTTTTTCTGTATTTAGTAATTTCTGTTAATAATTTAATTTTTTTTAAATCAGTATTACTATTAATATTATCAATTAATAAATTACCCAAATAAATATTATCCATATTTATATTAAACAATTATATTTTTTTTGCGTCATATAAATGAGGTTGTGTAGACTCAAACAAACTTTTATAAAATTCATTTAATTGTTCATTAGCCGTTAATGTCTCTTCATATTGACTAATAGGGATATATTTAACAACAGTTGTTGGTGCATTTACTTTTGAATATTTTAATTCATAATAACTTTTTATAATCAAAATAGCACCCACAAATAATATAAAAATAGCAATAGATTTCATTTATTCTAATAAATAATAAAAATAAAATAAAAAATTTAATCACTCAAAGATCTTTCAATATTTGCTACTTCACCAGCCATAGCGACATTATTAGTTAATTCTTCCTCTTCCGCTACTGGCTCAGCTGATGTTTCGGCGACTGGTTCTAGAGGAGTTTCGGCGACTGGTTCTAGAGGAGTTTCGGCGACTGGTTCTGTTGGAGTTTCTGCGACTGGTTCTGTTGGAGTTTCAGTTTTAGCAGCGGTCCATGGATCTTGTTGAGCTAGATCAGCTGCCATATTGGAAGAATGAGCAGTTGTGCGGCGCTGTTCAAATAGTTCATCTTTATTAACCATATTTTGCTTATACTGTTTCATAAGAGTATTTAGTTGTGTTTCAGAGTATTCAACGTCATTTAGATCATTTGGATTTGGAGACCATGGGCACCAACAACCAACTTGGCAAATATAGATATCAAACTTATTATCGCATTTTTTAATAAACTCGCTTCGGTTTTTAGCTTCTTCCATTGTATCGAAGACGCCGCGAATTTTAATTCCTCGCATAGAAGTTTTGAAATTGTTTTCTTTATGGAAATCAGTCTCAATTTCGGTTGAATTAGTATCCTTGAAAAATTTATATTGTGAATCCATTTCATCGCGATTAAATACATAATCATGATTTGTGCGAATAGTTTTAATTAGATCTGCAGAATCAGGATATTTAGCCTCAAGACCATCTAGTAGTGTTTTCATATCTTTTCCAAAATTATCAATAAATCGTGAAAAATAATATACTTCTTTATCTTTTAGAATATCTTCGGGACTCAAAAAAGAAACAAGACAATAATTTTGACCTCTGATTGGCTTATCCTCGTCTAGATAATCTTTTTCTTTAGTTGATACAAATACTTCTTCCATATTATATATATTATATAAAATAAAAATCTTATATCATTTTCTTTAAAAAAATATAATTATAATAAAAAAATATATATTATTATAATAGTATAATATGAATCAACCAACTTATAGTTTTGATATATGGGAAGCGTTAATTCGCATTCTTAAATATGCGATTGAAGCAATTGTAGTAGCTCTAGCGGCTTATGTTCTACCTAAACAGAAATTACAATTTAATGAAATATGGATGATTGCTCTAACTGCTGCATGCTTATTCTCCATATTCGATTTACTATCACCGTCAATATCTGCTGGTGCTCGTCAAGGTGTTGGGCTTGGTGCTGGTTTCCGCCTCGTTGGTTTCCCAGGTTAAGTGTATTAAAGCGATGGAATAACTTTATAACCTAATTCTTCGCATATCTTTTTCCATATTTGGTCTTGGACATATAATTTTTCTCTACTTTTCAATAATGGAAAAAATTTTAAATATTCATTTAATCCTAAAATTTGAAAAAACTTATATAATACATAACTATATGATAAAAAGTTTTTTCTATCTTTTGGACAGTGTTTCAAAAATGGCGCTTGAATATCTTTAAACATCGAACATAATTTTTCCTCTAATTCTGCTGAAAATTGAGGTGTCGGAATACCATTAATCCTATTTATAATATAATTAATATGTTCATAATACTTATTTATTCGTAATCTTTTTAAAATCTCTCGCATCTTAGAATATGTAATTTTTTTCGTATCAATTATTTTTTCTTTTTTAATTTCATTTAATATTTTTTCAAATATATCATTTGGTATATCGGTACTTTCTTTTCCCTGAACTTGATTACACCATTCACGGAAATGGTTAATTCGTTTATAACTAAAATGTGAAGTATCTTTCGTATTTTGTTTTAATATTGGTCTATTTTGTTCGACCAATAATAATTCTTGATATCCGCAATTACTACATATCATTATAGCATCTTGTTGCAAACAAATTAATGGTATATTGCATAAATGACATATTTCATTAGAATCTTGTTCTATTTTTTTTATATGACATTTATTAGTTATAGCTAAATATTTATCAACTAAATCGCTTTTTTCTAATATTTTATCATAATTTTCAATCGGTTGTTGTATAATTTCTATTTCAGTATCTTCTTTAGTTATATTGAATGATTCTAATATTGATTTTGATTTATATTTATAATAATTATTGTTGTTGCTATTATTAACCGATTGTTTTTCTAACATTTCATAATAATTAAATAATATATCACTTGTATTTTCGTAATATTCAATTTCATCGAAATGATTAATATTATTAATTTCTTCCTTAAATTTTAAAAGCTCTTCTTTTATAATAATATTACTATTCCATAATGAATTATATAATGCATCGTTTTTAATATTATCATTATTATATTTAAGTATTTCATCATTAATTTTTTTATATTTATTTTCTAATATAACTATTTTATCTTTGTAATTAATATCATCCAATTTTTTTTTATTATAATTATTTATAATTTTTGTATGCATCGCATCTAACGTCGATAAATCTTTAGTTATATCGACATTTTGAAATCGCTTTTTAGATGTTTTATCCTTAAACATATAATAATAAAAAATGCGGATATGCTTTTATATATCTTATTCAATATATTTTTTTCTCCTATTATAGTATAAAGAATATAGCATAAATGGGTGGTGGTCTTCTTCAACTTGTTGCTTATGGTGCTCAGGATGTTTATTTAACTGGTAATCCTCAAATAACTTTTTTCAAAGTTGTATATCGCCGTCATACTAATTTTGCAATGGAAGCAATACAGCAAACTTTTAGCGGTATTCCAGATTTCGGCAATACTGTATATTGTCAAATTTCTCGCAACGGTGATTTAATTCATCGTACCTATTTACAAGTCGATGTTCCCAGATTATATACTAATGTTACTGATACTACAAATGGAACCGAATCCTATGTTAATTATTTAGGTTTACGCCTATTAAAAACCGTTAATATAGAAATTGGCGGACAACAAATAGATAAACATTATTCCGATTGGCTATACATTTGGAATGAATTATCTCTTCCTCGTGGAAAGCGATATGCTTGGGATACTATGGTTGGTGCTGATACTGATGGAATAAATGGAAATTTAGTGGCAGATGATAGTAATCCCATTACATTATTTATTCCGCTAGAATTCTGGTTCTGTCGCAATATTGGATTAGCCCTTCCATTAATCGCATTACAATATCACGAAGTTAAGATTAAGATCGAATTCGAAAGTTTCGCTAATTGCTGTTATCTTAAGAGTAGCGGTGCTAGCTCAATTAGCCCTAGTAAAAAATTATCAGGTGCTAATCTATGGGTTGATTATATTTATCTAGATACCGATGAACGACGAAAATTTGCCCAATTATCCCATGAATATCTAATAGAACAATTACAATTTACTGGTCAAGAATCATTATCATCTTCTACTCGTGTTAAACTAAATTTCAATCATCCTTGCAAGGAATTAATATGGGTTGCTAAATGGCCTACAACCAATAACGTTAATCAATGGTATAACTACACCGCCTATACAACTGATAATGTTACTTTTACTGCTCCTGCGTACAATAGCATTTTAGCTGACCCAAATATTGTTGTTGCTTCTGGAGATATAAATCTATTTTTAGGTTCATCTAATCTTTCTTCAATTACTGAAAAAATAATAATGAATTCTTTAATAGATCAAATAACACCATATTCAAGTACTAATGTAAATCCATTTAGTACTTGTTTGCTTCAATTAAATGGAAATGATCGATTTAATGTTCGCGATGGAACTTATTTTAATTTAGTTCAACCATATCAACATCATACTAATATTCCTCTAAATCGCGGCATTAATGTTTATTCATTTGCTATAAAACCAGAAGAACATCAACCCTCTGGAACTCTAAATATGTCTCGTATTGATACTGCCGTATTAGACGTAAAGACTAATGGTACTTTAACAGGTAACATTAATATATATGCTGTCAATTATAACGTCCTACGTATATTATCCGGTATGGGAGGTTTAGCGTATTCAAATTAAATATTATACATTTTTTTTCTCCTATTATAGTATAAAGAATATAGCATAAATGGGTGGTGGTCTTCTTCAACTTGTTGCTTATGGTGCTCAGGATGTTTATTTAACTGGCAATCCTCAAATAACTTTTTTCAAAGTTGCATATCGTCGTCATACAAATTTTGCATTAGAAGCAATCGAACAAA